CTTGTCATTCTCTAAGGATAACCTGAATAAACTAGAATATTCCTTCAACTCTATTAATAGAGTTGGAACACCTGGTGTCACTGGAGAAGGACAACCAACTCCAACTGTTATTTTGAAGGTCGATAGAGATGTAGTCACTAACATTTCATATTATTTCGATCCTTCTAGACCGGGTGCAGATTCTCCTGTTATTGCAGGCAGTTATCTTGATGTTGTCAATTCTCCTTATGTTGGCGAATTTACTATTTCGTCCGTTGCAGGAGCAACGATTACTACTGGAGCAGATACTTTCAAATTCCCCCTACTCAACGAACCCGAGGGTGCTGCAGAAGTTGCAAATACAACATACAGCACAAGTTCTCAGAAAGCAGTTGGTTCTATTTCCGACATTAGAATTGTTAATCCTGGAGGATTCTACACAAGACTTCCTGTTGTTTCTGCAATTGAATCTTCTCGTCAAATTGAAAGAGTTCAAATTAATGATCCAGGAACTGAATATGCTGTTGGTGAATATACTGGAGTACCTATTTCTGGAGATGGCGAAGGTGGTCTTGTAACGATTACGGTTGCTGATGGTACGGATGATGAGGGCATTACAGTTCCTGGTCAAATTCAAGCAGTAGTTGTAACATCTCCTGGTAAAGGATACACAACTGCTACCATTGATTTGGAATCTATTGATGGAATTCTTGGAGCGGGATTGACTGGTTCTGGTGCCGACTTACAAGTTGTTATTCCTCCGTTTGGTAGCGATGCTTCTATTTTTACCACAGGAACTAATGTTGGTAAGATCAAGAATCTTAAAAATAATAACTTCGGATATGATTATCCTCATGACTATACTCTGCGTCCTGAAATTACATTCCCAATCAACGCTCAACTGACTTCTACCAGTATTCTTGATAGCATTACTGTTACAGATCCTGGTTCTGGTTATTCCCAGGCACCTGCTGTCGTTATCACTGGGGGTGGCGGTTCTGGAGCTGATGCAGAGGCACTCGTAAAAAATGGAAGATTGGATCAGATTCTTGTTAAGGATCCTGGAGCAGGATATTCTTCCGAACCTAATGTTGAATTGAAATCCTCCTTTAATTATGTTATCAACCTTGATTTGGGTCTTTTACAGTTTGCTTTCCCTCATGGAATTGTAAATGGTGCGGAAGTTACCCTTAATGTTGTTGATACTGGTGATGGTGCAGATTTCCCTGTTGCTGCAGGTGCGATTGGTAGACTCAATGGCAATACCACATATTATGCTATTTCTGGCGCTGCAAATTCTCTTGATGATGATCAGTTAAGACTTGCAATTACTTCAGAAAACGCAGAACTTGGTGATTACATCACATTCAGCAATGCTGGAGAAGGAAGACAGCAAGTTCTTACATCTTCTTTCGGTGGTGCTGCTCAAGCAAATGTTATCACTTCCACATTCCTTCAAGGTGAGCAAGTTTATCAAGGAGATTCGATTGAAACTGCAACTGCTACTGGATTTATTTCTACTAATAATGGATGGCAGATTGGACCTAGAATTGTAAAAATTGTCGATTATTCTGGAACATTTAATGTCGGTCAAAGAATTACTGGTGTAGTTTCTAAGTCTTCTGGTTTAATTAGCGATCTTTCGATTGCCAAAGGTGTTCTTGAAATTGGTTCTATTACTAAAACTACAGGTCAATTTATTGATGATGTTGGTAAACCCTCTGAAATTATTCAGAAAATTCAAGACTCTTATTATTACCAAGATTTCTCATATGCAATCAAATCCTCTGTATCTATTGAGGAATGGAAGCAAATTCTGTATAACAATGCTCACCCAGCATCATTTAAGATTTTTGGAGAACTTTCATTTAATGAATATGCATTTGTTCCTAATAAAGAAACTGCATTCCAGTTAACAAAATCTGTTCAATTAGCCCAAGAGGCAGTTGTTCCAAATATTCAGAGTTTTGCTCTTGTCGAACCCATTTACTCAGAATTCAATAATACTGAAGTCTTGTTCCGCCAAAAGAGACTGACTTCTTCTGAGAATATTTTGACCTCTGTTGTTCAGCGTCTGGATGATATTTCTAATCTCTTTGATGGCGAAAGAATTGCTTTCCCATTAACAGTTGATGGAAGCACCGTTGTTGCAAACCAAAATCAGTTGATGATTATTCTCAACGGGGTTGTACAAAATCCGGGTGTTGCATTTACTATTCAAGGCGATTCTGTTGTCTTTAGTGAACCTCCTCAACCTCCCGCCAGTGTCAAGTATGTTGACATTGGATTTGAAGAAATTGCCACAGTTAGATTGACATTTGATAACATCAGTGGAATTTTCCCTATTGTCGGCAATACTCTCTTTGGTACTGAGTCTCAAGCAAGACTCACTGTAACTAGTGTTGAAGGTAATGATATACTTGGATATATTACTCAAGGAACATTTATTGTTGGAGAATTAACTACCGTTAGTGCTACTGGATTTAACGCAAACTTTAATTCTTCTACCGCAGTTACAACAACGGGATTATTCATCTTTGGAGAACAAGTTACAAACCTTCAAGGAGATACTGCTAAGGTTGAAGTAATTAACCTTGCTACTGAGGGTGAAGGTGCCCAAGGACAACTTAGATATTCTATTGGTACTAGTACAACTTCTTTTGAGATTATTGGTATTGATGGAGCAGAACTTGAGGAAGCAACTTTTGTTGTTGGTGAAAAATTCCAAATGGCAGCAGAAGTATTTGAAATCACTGATGTCTCTGTTGGAGAAGAGTCTATAACTCTTACCGTTCTCAGAGGACAGGATGCTACTTCGGCAGGACCTCAGCAAGAAAATACTCCTATCTACAGAACAAACATTGCTCTTAATACAGAGTTAACCCTTAGCAAAACTGCAGGAACATATCAATCTACTCCTGGATTGTTTAGTATTGATTTAGATGATGTTATTATCTCCGCTCAAAGTGGAATTGTTGCTAGAGTTGTATCCGCTAATGTGTATTCTGATCCATTCACTGGTGCCGAAGTACCTCAGGTCAACATTTCGGATGGATCTTCGTTCTTTGGACTCTTATTCAATAGAATTGCATCTACAACATATCCGAATGTTGTTCTTGACAATATTGCTGCTTCTACCGTAAACCTGGTAAGATATGATGATAATACTACTGCGTTCAACAACAATTTCCCCGCAAATGAACAGATTAGTAATTATATTCTTCCATATGATAATGAAACTGGGGATTTCCAAGATGGAGAATCGATTCGCAACTATAAGTTAGAATATGGAAGCGCAAATGGAGAATTCACTGCTGGAGAACCTGCAGTTGTTAGAAAACTCTCCTTCAGAGACATTAGTGGAACCGGATTCTTTGGTATTGGGCAAGTTGTTAGAACTTTAGATACCAAAGCAGAAATTCTTGGATATGATCAAGCAAATGCTACATTGTATCTTGGAAAGATTGGTAGATGTCTCTCTACAGGTGAAGATGTACATTCTGTTACCTTTAACAATGAAGCAGAATTGGATTCTGCCCAATCTAAATTTGGAAATACTTCTTTAGAGTTAAGTGCTGCTACTACCGATTATATTTCAGTAGGTTCTTCTACAGAATTTGGATGGGGAACTGGCGCATATACAGTTGAATGTTATGTTCGAGCAACAGTTACTGGATTGACAGGTTCTACTACTCTAATCGATTTTAGAGATGATCTCTCAGATAATTCGCATGGAGTTCTATATCTTTCTGCTGGTCAAGTTAGATATGATGTCGGTGGAGTAAATATTGTCAACTCTGGACTGGTTGCTCTTAATAATGACACTTGGTATCATGTAGCAATTCAAAGATCCAGCACAGGCACTAACGGAGTCAGTTTGTTAATCGATGGTGCTCAGGCAGCACAAGGAACCGATGCTACAAACTACCCATCTAGAGGTGTTCGCGTTGGTGCAAATGCTGGTGCTGCACAACCGTTTGATGGTCATATTGATGAACTTAGATTGTCTGGTTCTAGTAGATATTCCACTATTCCTTTTGTTCCACAACCAGGAATATTCCAAGGTGATACAAATTCCAAACTGTTGCTGCACTTTGATGGTGCAGACACTCAGAGATATGACTATGATTGGTCTGGCGGAGAATCTTTCACCGCAGGAGAGGACTTTAATAATGATGCAATCTTAGCAACTACTACTGCTAACTCTGGAAATGCAGTTTCCGGATTTGATGGAAAAACGCATCGATATTATGATGCTGGCGATCTTATTACTGCAAACCGGGATTACATTGCAAATGAGGTAGTTTACCTCTTGAAGAAAAAGTTCCCATACTTCACTGTTCCTGGAGGAGAAATTGCTTGTGAAGATGATATTAGAGATATTCTTGATGCACTGATTCAAGATATTCGTAGCGGTAGTAACTCAAATATTTGGGATGCATCTGCTCTCTATGTTGATAGAACTGTAAATCCAGTAACCTTAAATCATGTAGAACCTGAAATTAGAGAAACTATTTTTGCTTATGATAAACTCAAGGAAATCCTTAAGTATATTGTTAATAATGAACTTTGGTCAACCAAGGGAGATCATGGATTAACACAGTCTACTGATGTTACTATTACCGATTCGACTACAAATACATTCACTCAATTAACACCGACCAACGCAACATACGATCCTGCTACAGGAGACATGGTTGTAACGGTCTCTGGACATGGTTTGGTCGGTCCTACGACACATACCCCCTCAGCAGCAAACTATGTGCCTTCTACGGGCATTATGACGCTTACAGTGAACAATCATGGATTTGTTGCGGGAGATAAGATCCAAATCAATGAGAATGCTCTGACATTTACTTGTGCAATGGATGGATACACTGCACAGAAGACATATCCTAGATCTAATGATCCTGGTGCTCTGGGATGGTTGGAGATCACTAACATCACTACAAATACTTTTGATGTTAATGTTGGAGAGTCTTTACTTGAATACTATACTGTAACTGCTGTAGATTATGATCCTGCTAATAATAAAGCAGTATTGACTATTGGTGATCATGAATTAAGACCAGGAACTTCCATTAAACTTCAGAATGAGTCCCTAACATTTACTTGTGCAACTGATAGTCATGGTAGTGAGCACTCCTATCCGCGTTCTGGAGATGGAAACTATGATACTGCGATTGAAATTGTCAATAATGGATCTAGTCATACTCCCACAAATGTTTCTTACAATCCTCAGGACGGAGAGATTGTAATTACTATTGCAGATCATGGTTGGGCAGTTGGTGATAAGATCCGAATCGAAGACAACAGTCTTACATTTACTTGTGCTCAAGATGATAACAATTCTCAACACACATATCCAAGATCTACGGATCCTGCTAGCGGAAGATGGTTAAGAATTACTGCGGTTACCACAGATACATTTACAGTCAACATTGGAGATGCTGGAACTGCACGACAGTATGATCATACCTTTGTGAGTGCTGCAGCAAATGCAATTACTTATCGAGATGGTACAATCACCATTAACCTTCCTTCTACTACTGATGTATCAGATCACATCTTTATTCGTGATGAGTTAATTGGTGGTAATGGCGCTGTTGTTGCTGGTGGCAATTATGCACATGCTTTTGTAAGTTCTCAGGCGGATTCACTTATCCTGAAAGGAGATTCAATTACTTTTGCTGATGAATCTATCGTCTTTACTTGTACTAGTGACAATAATGAGAGACAACTGGCACATCCTCGCTCTTTCAACGATCGTCCGTATAGAGCGGTTCTGGACCTTAAGTCTCACACTTCCAATACATTTACTGTTGATGTTGGAGAGTCTCCCTCAGATGCTCAGTTTGCACATACATTTGTAAGTGCAGAAACTAATGCTATTACTGTAGTTGACTACAATACCTTAGATTGTGCGGATGTATATGCAACAACATCTAACCTGGTAGAAATTCTTACGGATACTCTTAGAGAGGCAAACTCCCCCAACAATACTGCCGATGGAGATCATTTAGCAACTATTACTAAAGTTTCTCCTGCTTATGAGTTTGTTGGTGGAACGGTAGATGCTTTCTATGAAGTTGGATTTGATGTTGATTATCACGATACCAATAACGATATTGTTTATACCAATCAAATTGATTCTGATGGAAGATACAGATTTAAGGATGCTGCAGGTTTAATTCGTGCTAATCGTAAGGTTATCGTCGATAAAACATCTGCAGATCTTCTGTCCAAGTATCCTGATCTTGCTCAGGACATGCCATTGAATGAAAATGGTGGAAGCACTGCAGGAACTGATCGTTGTAAGACCGACTTAGGATTACTTTTAGATGCTATTGCAAATGATATTGAAAATGACGGAAACGAAAATATCGTAGATGCCACGAGATTCTATCTTGGCACAAATGATGTTCTCGTTCAGATCAGATTCCAAGTTCATCAGTCGGTATATGCTCATGAAAGACTTGGTTACTACATGAAGCAAGCCATTAATGGCGATCTTACATATGACAATACTGATGGAATCATTGTTGGTGATTGGGGCATTACTGATGATCCTGGTCAGTGTGCAGATGTTCAGAATGCTATCGATACTTTAATCACGACTTTGAATGACATTCTCGCTCCTACAGGTAACGATTACGCAGTTGCAGCTGACAGACTCTACTTCAATAGACAATATATTGCAGAAGAATCAACGGGACTTACTACAAATCAATTCACATATGATTTAAATGGCGTTACCTACAATGCATTTGTATATCCCGAAGGAACAAATGGTGAAATTAAGTGTCAGAGAGACCTGAAATTAATCCTTCTTTCTATCATTTCCGACCTTCAAACTGGTGGAAATAATAGCACGATCGATGCAATTGAAAGTTATTTGACTGCTACTGGAGCAATTGATCACATTGAAAGTGAACTCCTTGCTACTGTATATGCTATTGAACAACTTAAATTCCTTGGAGAAAAAGCAATTGATAATAGACTATATGAGTTCAATTCTGGATTTACTGATCCTGATTATTCCGCCGTTTATACTGACGAGGAACCATATAGAGATAGCGAAGCAACTACAAATATCTCAGAAGTTATTTCTCGATATAAAGAATTAGTTGACATTGCTGTTAAGATGCTCTCACCTGGAGGAGAACCATCCAGAAATGCTGGTGAGTTGATCTTGTATAATGAAAATTACTACAGTGAGCAGATCACTCAATTGGTCAATACACAATTTGGAACAAATTCCTGGCAATATGATACTTTCTTGGAAACTGTTATAAATGACACCGTTCATGATCTGGTTACTACCGACATTAATGATAAATCCTTAGCATATTACATTGATTTTAGTTCAGTTACTTCTGAGGAAATTGCCGTTGGATCTGCATTATATCTTCCCGGCACACCTAATTCATATGCACTTGTATATGAATATGATTCCGTTAATGAGACTGCGATCGTTGGAACCATTTCGGATACCCTATGGGTTGCAGGAAATACAATTAGTTCTTATGATGAAACCGGATGGTCTGGTGTAATTAACACTATTACTGCTTTTGATTGGTATAATTCTCCAAGCAATCTTAGGACCATTGAACACGCTAAGACAATTTTATCCGATGTTAGCGGTGAATTGTCTTCCTTGAACCTCTACACCAATCCTGAAAACTTTAATACTGCTGCATGGACTCAAAACAATATTAGTTCTATATCGACCTTGGTTGATGGACCTGAAGCAGGGGACTATGCAACAGCATATCAAGTAACTCCAGATTCTACTGCTGGTCAGCATTATATTCAAAGAAACTATAACCTGGCTTCCTTCGAGACATTTGATACTGATACTGATACATTCGACACCGATACAGTTCGTTTTGATGAAGGTCCTACTAACCAGACTTTAAGTCAAACATTGACTGCATCTGTATTTGTAAGATCTGATAGTGCTCCATCCATAAGGTTTGAGGTTAGACTTGATAATGGGTCTCAAAGACTCTTCTTTGATACAAATCTTGTAGACGGTAGTGTCGGATCTCTGTTCATCCCTGCCGGTGGTGCAACTGGAGTTTATGGTGCAATTCCTTATGGTAATGGTTGGTATAGACTTTTCATTACTGTAACCTTTGCATATGGTTTCGATTCTTTGCAAACTCGCGTGTACTTTAAGAATTCCGCAGGTTCTCTTGACTATAGCACTAATATTGTTCCCTCTTCGGTATATGGTGCAAAACTGAACAAAGGTGGTATTGATGCATATACTAGTGTTCTTGGTCAGATATTCTATTCTAATTCCGAGTACAATATCCAAAAATTTGCTCTTGATATCTTAGAAGAGTACATGTATGCTGCTTTAAGAAATCAATTGGTTTCTCCAGCAGCAGAATCTGGATTCTATGAATATGAAAATACTACTGCTACAACTAAGTTTGATTTCCTCTCAATTCAAAGAGTAGTTAAAGAAAATATCAATATCATTCGACAGCAAATTCTCACCGGTTCTTACTATACTCAGGTCACCTCTTATAATGGTATCACTATTCCTACTAGGACATATGGAACCAGGAACAAACCTGTTGGTATTGCTGGTGGAGTTAATGAAGCAGAATACTTCTATGGAACTTATAGTGATAAGTATGCTGAAGTTAACACTTTAAGTGTTAACGAAGGATATATTGCAAAAGTCTATAAGAGATTCCGAATTGATGGTGATATTACTGATGGTCCGTTTACCATGAATGAAACCGTCTCTAAACAGGGTGCTCCTTCAATTACTGGAATTGTTTATGGATTCACTCAAGACGAAAACTTCAAATACCTTGATGTTGAAGTTACCGCTGGTCCTTGGGCAATCACAGATACGATTATTGGCGCTGAAAATAGCACTTCTGCTCAAATTAGCGGAATTGAAAACAGACTGCAAATCATTGATCTGAATGGCGAGTTTATTACCGACATTCCTTTCAAAGGATATACTGGAGGATACACTGCAACTCCTACAACCTTCTTGAAAAATCAAGCATCTGTAACAGAAAATACTGGTGGTGTATTGAATGTAGATACTGCTACTCTGTTGGGTAGTTTTGAAGTAACATCCGTTGTTTACCCTGAAATCTCCAGACAATATATCGATGTAACTAGATTTGCAGGTCTTCCTTTGCAAGTTGGATCTAGAATTGCTTCTGCAGGACACATTAGACTTAGTGTTTCTGTTTCTTCTGGATTGGAAGAATTCACTGTTGGCAACTTTGTCTATAAGTTAGTTGGTGGTATCCAAGATCAAAATAATTATGGAATTATCACTGAACTTGATCTTGATAATAATTTCATTTATGTTGCTCCTGTTGTCGGATCTTTTGCAAATAACGATTCTATCGGTGATTATGGATTGGCAGGATCCTTCCCTGTCGGTCAAGCAATTATCTTGACTACAACTACAGTTTCTGGTGCTGGATCTGCAATTGTTCAAGATATTAGAGATGTTGGAATCAATAAGAGATTGTATCTCACCGATATTGTGGGAACCTTTAATCTCACCGATTACATTATTGGATCTAATGATCATAAGTCAATTGTTCTTGCAAAACAAGACTTGGTTGCTAGAGTTAAGAGATCTTCCCGAGGATTTGATGGAGTTCAAACTACATTTGATCTTACTATCGATAATGGAACTACTTACTTACCGGATCCCGAAGGTCATATGCTCATCTTCGTCAATGGTATTTTACAACCTCCTGGAGCAACGAATGCATTTACGGCATTCTCCAATCAAATTCAGTTCAATGAAGCACCTGAATTGGGAGCATCCTTTACCGGATTCTATCTTGGTAAGTTAAGGCAACTTGACGATATCAGCTTTGAGTTCGACTCCTTGCGTCAATCGTTTAACCTTAAGCGTGATGAAGTCTTCTATTCACTCACACTAACAGAAGGCACTCAGTCTAGTACCATTAGACCTGAAAATAATATCATTGTTTCTCTAAACGGTGTTATTCAAGAACCTGGAGTTGGTTTTGAAATTGTTGGTTCGAGAATTATCTTCTCAGAAATTCCTCGCGTAGGATCAACATTTGTTGCATTCTCGTATGTTGGTTCTGAGGCAGATGTTGACGCTGCAGTAGTTGTTCCTCCTGTAGAAGTCGGTGATCTTATTGACATTGAGGGCGAGACTGAAGATCGTGAAGTTGCTGTTATTGAATCCTCAAATTCTTTGATCACATTTGATTATCTTGGATCTGTCTTTGGTCAAGGTGCGGTTGCTCAAACGGCACTTACCACAGGATTTATTGATGAAGTAACGGTTACTGCTGGGGGATCTGGTTACATCGCTAGACCGGTTGTTAAACTTGAATCTATCAGCGGTTTTGACGGTCAGATTCGTGCTTTGGTTGGTGTTGCTGGTATTGAAATGAATACTCCTGGATCTGGATATCAAAATCCAGAGATTGAGGTCGAAACATCAGTTCCTGATGATTGGACTGCTCCTAACCTTGCAGATTATGGGGAAGAAATCATTGATCCAGAGGTTCTTCCCTGAGTCCTATAAATAACTAAAAATCGTATAAAGTAATGTCCAGACAAATAGTAAATGTTGGCGCAGTTGCTAATGATAATACCGGCGATACTTTACGAGCGGGCGGAATTAAGGTAAACGATAATTTTACCGAAGTTTATACCGCTCTTGGTAATGGAACGGATTTGTCTATCAGTACCGCGAATGCATCTAGCAATCAGGTCTTAAGATATAATGGGTCAACTTTTGTCCCTTCTGATTACAATAGTTTAACATCTAACTTAGATGTTTCATCTCATAGCATTGTTTCTACTGGAGATGGAAATATTGTATTGAACCCTAACGGAGCAGGTCAGGTTCAAATTGTAACTGGATCTATTACTAGTATTTTTGACAATGCGACAGGAATTGTTGATTTTCCGACAAAAGTCAAATTTAAAAATGAATATGGTGCCATAGGAGATGCGCCAACCGCATCTACATACGGAGGATATTATTACACAGTTGACGGTGATGATAATCCATATGTAAACATTAACATCACATCTGGTGGTGTTGGTGATGTAAGGGCAAAACTTGTTACTGAATATTCTAGTATCGGATTGTTAGGTGATGTTGACCTGACAACTGCACCAACAAATGATCAGGTTTTAAAATGGAATGGTACGAATTGGGTTGCTGGAGATGATGCTGCTGGAGTAAGTGCAATTAATACCTTTGCCAATATTACGGCAGATACCGGAAGTACAACAGCTGATCAGCAAGCAGATTCCTTAACCATTACTGGAGGAACTAATATTGCCACTTCTATTGCTGGTGATGTTGTAACTATTGATTTTGATGGAACTCTTACTACTACTTTTGCCGCTTTAACAGACACCAATGTTACTGGGGTCACCGCTGGAGCAGGTCTTTATTTTACTGGAACTAATTGGGTGCCATCTGCTTCTCCTATCGTTTGGTGGACTGTTAATGCAAATGGAAATGCGGATTACACATTCCAAGGACCTGGATTCTCTGGAACAGCAAATGACCCGACGCTTTATGTTTATAGAGGATTGACTTATGCCTTCGACAATAGTGTTCAAGGTGCAGGACATCCGTTTAGAATTCAATCTACTCAAGGATTGACTGGAACAGCATATACTTCTGGACAATCTGGAAGCGGGTCTAGTATTTTATATTGGACTGTTCCTTTAGATGCTCCCAACACACTGTATTATCAGTGTACACTTCATGCTTCAATGCAAGGCACTATTAATGTTGTAGGTTGATAAATGGCAAGAACAGTACCCGGATCCGGCGCAATCATCAAACCGCTTTTTGACGATTTTTTTGGTGTTCGTGCCGTTAAAGTTTTAAATGGCGGTAGCGGATACGATCCTTTAGATCCTCCAAGATTAACAATAACTGGATGTGGAACTCCAACATCCGAAGCGTTGTTGTATCCTATTATTGATGAGGATTCTGGTAAAATTGTTCATGTTCGGGTTTTAGCAAGAGGTAGAGGATATGACCCATTGCGGTTGCAAGTAACCCCTCTTCAAGAAACCCCAAATATCGTAACCTCGTTTGACATCAATAGAATTTGGCAAAGCACTTCAAATTCACAAACTCAAGCAGTCTTTGTTGTCACTGGTGGAGATATTACAGATAGACTTCGTATTACATCTGATAATGATCCGAAACCTTCAAATCACATTCCTGGAGAAAGGGATCCTGGAGGGGTTCCAACTATAAATGATAGGAATTTTGTAAACACTATTGTTTATAGAGGAGGCAAAAATGTTCCCTTCCCTGCAACTGAAGGTAATCCATTTCAGCAAAATAAGAATGTAGCAATACTTGCTAATGGAGGTCTTTTACACACTCCTGATTGGGGACAAGTAGGTTCTATTCCAATAGGAC